GCACGTTATTACTAAATTCCCTAAAAGTAAATATAAAGTAGTTGGAATTGATTACGGTACGGGTAACCCTACGACATTTTTATTGTACGGAATCAATCTCAATGCATCACCTAAAATTTGGTTAGAAAAAGAATATTATTATTCAAGTCAAATTACAGGTAGACAAAAAGATGATAATGAGTATAAAGAAGATCTGGTAAAATTTATTGGTAACGAAAACGTAACAACAATAATACCCGATCCATCGGCGCTATCCTTTATCACTTGTGTACGAAAACTGGGAAAATTTATTATCCGGAATGCTGACAATGATGTAATCAACGGTATACGTACACAAGCGCGCATGTTAACTACTGGTCAGTACAAAATATATGAGGGGTGTAAACATACAATTACGGATTACGGTGCATATCTATGGGACGCCAAAGCAGCAAAACGAGGGGAAGATAAACCACTGAAACAAAATGATCATACTAAAGATGCAGAGCGTTACGTATTACATACCCTATTTGGTTCTGATGCGATTGAATACGAGAATTTTGTCAAGGGATAATTTTACATGGCTGCGATAAAAATAAAAAATGATGGATGGTCAAACTTATTTACGGGGATAGGTACAGATAAAGATCCAAGAACGTACACCAGTGTATCTTCTCGTACTTTCATGACCGAAGTAGAATTGATAGATTTATATACGGATAACGGATTTGCAAAGAAAATTGTAAATAGGTATGTAACTGATATGTTGCGTGAAAGATTTACCATTAATGGTGATGATGATAATTTAATAATTACTAAATTAGATGAGATACGAGCTTGGAAACAATTGGAAAAATTGCTGAGATGGAATAGGCTTTTTGGTGGTGCAGTTTGTGTCATGAGAATTGATGATGGCAATGAATTAGATAAACCGCTAAATCTGACTACAATAAAAACATTGGAAATGTTACGAGTTTATGATCGATTTCGAGTATCTTGGACACAATCTGATTTATATAATGATCCAAAGAATAAAAATTATGGTAATGTCGAATATTATTGGATATCTCCAATAAATGGATTGAGATTTCGTGTGCATGAGACACGTTGTCTTGTATTGGACGGAGAAGATACCCCAGATTATACGCGACAATTGAATCAAGGATGGGGTACATCATTTTTACAACAATGTTACGATCAATTACGTGATATTGGTGCAATTTATCCTGCATTAGCCACAATAATTGATGGATTTATTACAGGTACAATTACGATGCAGAATCTAACCGAAATGTTAGCCGCAGGAAAAGAAGATGTAATTAAAGCAAGATTAAATTTGCTTGATTTATCAAAACATGTTTTAAATACTTTATTATTAGATGAACGCGAAACATTTGACAAAAAAGCAAGTACAGTTTCTGGGTTATCTGATATAGTTGATAAATTCTTGCAGGCTTTGTCCCTGGTTAGTAGCATGCCATTACGTATTTTGTTAGGTCAACAATCCGGCGGGTTAAACAACACTGGTGAAGGGGAAACGAGAGATTGGTATGATCAGATTGCTGCTGATCAAACATTCACATTTTCCCCAGTGTTGGAAAAGTTAATAAAAGTGATAATGTTGGCTAAACAAGATGGGTTTAACGGTATTGAACTTAATGATTGGTTTGTTGAGTTTAATCCATTATGGCAGATGTCGGATAAAGAAAACTCAGAAATAAGAAAATTGAATGCGGAATCAGACAATTTATATATTTCTAATGGTGTACTATACCCGCATGAAGTAGCTGTGTCAAGATTTGGTAGTGCGAAATATGGTAAGGATATATCAATTGAAGAGAAAAGAGAAGCCCCGACTGAATTGCCACAGACTGCACCTGAAGAATCAAATGAAACAAATAATTTTAATAAATTAAAAAAATCTGGGGGAAAGTTATGATTTACTATAAACCAAAACATTTTCGGATTGAGGAATTAGTACCACCAGAAATTATGACAGTATTAAAAGATGAATCTTTATTGGTAATGGATTATCGGATTTTAAAGACGATTGATATTATAAGAGAATATCTTAATAAACCTGTAATTATCAATACTTGGCATGTGGGAAATGGTAATAGATTGTATTGTGGGTTTCGACCTCACCATACTACTGTAGGGGCACAATATAGTCAACACAAATTTGGTCGTGCTGTAGATTGTTTAATTGTTGGAGTAAAAGAATATGATTCAATTCGTAGAGAGATTTTAAATCATCAAAATCATTTTTCTTACATTACTTGTATCGAAGACAAAGTAAATTGGTTGCATATAGATTGTCGAGCTACTGATATGCAAGGGATAGTATTAATTAATCCATAGATTGACAATAGATTGACAATATGAATTTAAATAGACAAATAATGATAGAAAAACGGAAGCAATTATTGAACGCTTCTTCCAAAAACCGTAAACGGTTGAGGAAGCCACCTAAATGGTTGCTTCCTATTTCTGTCGAAAAGGAATATTTTAATTATTTGAAGATATATTTCAATGTTATTAAATCTACAGTTATCGAATCTCTTTTCTCAGTGTTAACAAATTTAGCTCAAGAAGCAAATTTATTCAAACCTAAAATGGATAGTTGGATTGATAATATTGATGCAATAATAAAAAATATTACTTTAAAAATAGATCAAAATAATCCATATAATTTAGAATCATTGACTACATTGATGGGAACGAAAACAGCGGAATGGAATAGTAAAGAATGGCAAAAGACAATATTGCAAGTTTTTGGTGTTTCTGCTTTACAATATGAACCTTGGCTAATGGAAACAATACGTTCATTTAGTAAAGAAAATGTTGCACTTATAAAATCAATCAAAGATAAATCGATAAGTGATATTGAAACTTATACGCTACGGGGCATTAGAGAAGGCACTCGTCATGAAGAAATTGCATCACAAATTAAGAATCAATTTAATGTTACTGAAAATAAAGCTGAATTAATAGCAAGGGATCAGGTTAGTAAGTTGAATGGTCAATTGACTAAAACACGTCAACAGAGTTTAGGTGTCAATGAATATATTTGGATGACATCAGAAGATGAACGTGTACGCGGTCGTCCGGGAGGAAGATATAGCAATTCTTTACCGAGTCATTGGGCACTGGAAAATAAAATTTGCTCTTGGAATGATCCTACTATTATTTACCAAAATGGTAACTGGATCAATAGATCAAGTATAAGCGCTGTTGAGCAACATCCAGGTTATCCAATACAGTGTAGATGTTGGGCAAAGCCAATATTTGATAATTTTAATAAAGGAAATTAAAATGAATACTCGGATTCCGGTAAAGATAAAACCTAAAATTTGTGTAAAATTTCGTGAAAAGAAGAATGAAAAATCTGATAAAATAATTAATCGGACTAAAAACGATAAAAACAATTTAACTCTGGGGAAATAAAATGGCAGTATTAAGTAGTGCTGCACGATCAGCAATGTGTGATGCTTTTGTTGATTTGATTGATGTAGGTAGCACTAATAGTGCTGGACAAATTATAATTCAGACTGTTGCAGGTGCAGCAGATTTGGCTACGATTGCATTAAATAATCCTGCTTGTGGTGCGGCATCCTCCGGCGTAGCTACTTTAGACGTTGATCCTGAGATTAAGGATGCAAGTGCTACCGGTGGTAGTGTGGCTGCTCAATGGGTATTACAAAATCGTAATGAAGTAACAATACTTACAGGCAATGTAGGGCTTGTCGGAAGTGGGAAAGATATGGAATTGGAGTCATTAACTATTCCTGCTGGAACTGAAATTGTAATTGAATCAGGATCTTTTACTATGGATTCTGGCATATAAATAATTTATACATCATTTATAAATACTTTATAAGGGGGACTAAATGGCAACATATACATTGGCACAAAGATATTTAATTCGGAACAATTTAGCTCTGGGAGCTACTCCAGAGTCAGAAGTTACATTATTTCAGAAGGTAAATGAATCCTGTTATAAAATTGGTGCTGATATTTTAAATGAACAGTTATTAATTACCACAATAATGAATAGCGGTGTACCTTTTACTTTACAATCTAAAGGCGTTACCGAAATACAACTCGCCTTATTTGGATTGATGGCAATAAACGG